CATCAAGATGACCCCAGAAGATAAGAAACTTTACCAGAAATGTGTGAATGTTGCTTTTAGTGAAATGATGTATCCAGCTCGTGTTCCCGCACATGGCCTATCCCTTGAAGAAGCTCTTAATCGACCTAAAGGATACAATCATCTTACCCCAGTGTTTCTCGACACTTCTTCTGGACATCATCCGGACCTCACAGATGTTCTTACTTCAACTGACAAATCAGATTTTATTGACCAGGACCCACTAGGACACCGTACCCCAAAACCAATCCTTATATCCTTAGTGGATAAACTTATCGATATTGCTCTGAATTGTGTATATTCTCCAGAATACAAAACAATTGCCTGTAATTGGCTTAAAGATGAACTACGAACCATAGATCGTGTTAAAGCAGGAAAAACTAGACTCTTTTCCGGTTTACCTGTAGAGATACTTGCTCTTATGCGTATGTTGTTCCCTGACATTGTAGAAAATTTTATAGCCAACCATAATTCTGATAAGTCTTCATGCTCCCTTGGAATAAATGCTGAAAGTGCTGAATGGAAACGTTTACATGATAAGCTTTTATTCCCGAACCAACCAGAAACAAAGAACAATACAATGGCCCTAGACATTGACGGACAAGACGTCAGTACAACTTCAGATATGCATGATTGCAGAATCAATGCATATATGGACCATTATAAAGAATATGATGATGAAGACATCATCATACAGCTCACACCTAATCGCTCTGCCAATAAACAACAACGTAACCAGATTCGACAATGGTTATTGACACAAGTAAGCACAGACCTGTGGTATGTTTTCATGGGCTATATTTATAGACCCGGAAAGAACAATGCCTCAGGACAATTCCTCACAACGCCCGATAACTGTGTACAAACTCGCGCCTCGATCCTATTCAGTGGATGTAAATTTGTCCAACTCAAAGGAACTTTCTATACTGTTGAAGAAATTGCCTAAATGATTCATTCAGGAACATTCGGTGATGACAACATCAATGTAATTGACCAAGTGCTCAAAGAACTTGGTTATGGAACCGGTGCCGCCCATTATTTTATGAAGCTCATAGGATATAACACCACTGATTTCAAGAAAGGACCCATTGAAATTGACGAAGAGACTCTTCTCACTACTAATATCCCCAATCTTTATTCGATTTACGAAGTAGAATACCTCAAAAGATTCTTCCTCCCAAGAGGACCATCTATTTTTGCCCCGTTGGAGAAATCTCAGATCCGTGAGATTACTAACTGGATAAGCAAAGATGGTGATCCCATTGAACTCACTCGTGAATCGTGTAAGGCTGCCCTACAACAAATGTACCATTGGGGCCGTGAAGATCATGATGCCCTTGCCAAAGAAATGAACCGATGCCTTAGAAAAGTTGGAATTAGACCAATCCATTATGACTATAACACACTATACG